TCGCCATGAGAAGTGCAACCTTGGTCCGCGTCAGGAGGAGCTTCGCCTTGAGTTTGATGCTGCCGCTAAGGTCTTCCGTCGCTTTGGCACTGGGCCCGCTTCTGCTGCGGCTGCTGTGTTGAGAAATGGGCATCGTGCTGCGGTATTGCGATTGCTGGCAAACGCAGAGCGCCATGACCAGCGCCTGTCAATGAACGCTGCCGCTAATAACAACGCCTATCGCGTGCTGCGCTCTGCGCCTGAGTTCCCTAGGGTCGAACGCGCTGAGTTTTTCTCGCTGCTGTTCGCGCTTCAGCGCGATGGGCTCGTTGAGGAAGTTGAGTACAAGCATGATCGCAAGACGTTCAAGCGGCTGCTGCTCACAGAGTCTGGACGCTTACGCGCTGTGTCTGGGTCAGGGGCCCCGGCGATGTGGAAGGGCAGTTCTGATGCGTGATGTCGGGTGTGCGCTTGCTGTGCGCTTGCTATGCGATCGCACTGCGGGCGCACTGCAGGCGCAGAGCGGGGCATGCATGGCCCCAACCCCCCAAGGGGTGGGGCATGCCCCTGCGCGTAGGGGGTTTTCGGGGGTGTTTTGGGGTGCGCTTGCGTCTGCCCTGTATGGGGTGTGGGGGGCAGGCGCACGCAGAAAAGGCCCCGCGTTGGGGCCTCGTTGGGGTGGTTGGGGGTTAGGCAGCTTGGCGTGACTGCAGGTAGTCCTGCAGGTATTGCACGGTGTGCGGGCGGTCCAGCCAGATGCCTCTAGTGCGGACGCCGTTGGGAAGTTGCTCAATGATGTGAACGCCCCCGCCGTGCGGGTATGGCGCCACCTTGGTGTTTGGCAGCTTGGCGATCTGGGAGAGAAGTTCGGATTGCATCGTTGTACCTCGTTGGGTTGGTGTGTTGCGATGGATGTATTGTGAGGAAAGCGCATCATGATGGCAATAGGGAAAACCCTAGTGTTGCGTTGATGTAACATAAACAGCATGCAGGAAACGCAACTTCAAGAAAGGCCAGCATCTGCGAAAAATGCAGAGCCCTCGCAGAAGCGGCAGAAGCCCGGCCTGAGCGGCTTCGCGCTGCCAGCAGGCAGGCCCAAGGGCGTGCCCAACAAGCTCACGCAATCGCTCAAGGAAGCCGTGGAGCGTGCCGCCAGGGACTGCCACCCGCAGGGCCTAGCAGGCTGGTTGGTCGAGCGTGCGCAGGGCGGCGTGCAGGACAGGCAGATATTCGCTGGCCTTGTCGGCAAGGTCATTCCGATCCAAGTCAATCAGGCTGTGTCGGGCGGCGTCAGCATCAGCTTGAACTGGCTCGGCAGCAGGAACATCGGCACGATTGCGGCACAACCCAAAGTCATCGATGCTCAAACCATTGATTTGATTGAGGAATCCCAGCCGAGGCGCTGGATTGCTGATGCAACAGAGGCGCAAGGCCTACAAGCCACGCAAGGCGCAGAGGTAGGCGAGGGTAGCCAAGCGCCTGCGATAGCGCAGCCTGCGGGCTCTGAGAGGCCTTCGCGGGCATCTGGCGTGCGACCCCCACCCCCCGTCGATCCCGACCAGGGGGGCCGGGTCTGAGCAGGGGCCCCCTCCCCACCTCCAGCATCCCCAAAAAACCCTTTTGCGCCGCGCTCACAATCAAACACAGCAACAGCGAATAAACTTGGCGAAGTTGGCAAGGAGTTGAGATGGCATACGAGAACAGTGTGATTACGGCTTTGAGGGGGGCTACGCCTGGGGCGGCGGCTGGTGCTGCGAGTCCTGGGGTGAGCTTTTTCAACCCGTATGCGAACAGTGCAACGCCGCAGGCGTCATCGATGGCGATGCCTAACGTGATCAATGCGTTGCGTACAAACAACACTTCGATGCCAAGAGCGATGACGCCCGATGCGATGACGGCAACGGCGATGCCTATGAGCAATGCGATGCCGAATGCGCAAGGCCAGAGCGTGGCGCCTAGTCGGCAGCCGGTTGGTCAGTACGAGGAGAGGCGTACGACCAGTTTTGGCACGCCTGGGGCGCAGAACAACTTGGTGCAGTACTTGATGAACCGGGGTGATCGGCAGACGTTATCGAATCTTGCTTCTCAAGGTAATTGGAAGGTGGAGGATGCGAGGAATGCGATAGACCCGTCGCGGTTTGGTGAGTTGGATGCGGCGTTTGCCACGGCGCCGTCGAGGAATGCTGCGAGCATTCAGATGCCTGATTACGCGCAGCAGTTCATGCAGTTGTCGAACATGGGGCGGATACAGGACACGGGCACGCAAAACTTGTTCAACCAGTATTTGTCTGAGGGCTCGCGTGGTGGCATGGAGGATGCGAAGGGTGTGATCACGCCTGCGAGTTCTGGTGATGCGTTCTTGTCGTTGAATGCGCCAGCGGCGATGCAGGACTATGCGCCGACGCAGCAGTACAACTACCAGACGCGCAGGTACGAGACGGTTGCTGCGCCGAAGCAGTTGACGAATGCGGACATTTTTAGGCGGGCGGTTGAGCGTGCTGGGCCTGCGCCTTTGTACACGAACGGCAACATGTCTTCTACCGTGCCTTTTTCTGAGCTAAATGATCGGATGGGCTATTTTTCTGGGATGTCTCCGTTAAGTTACTGAGTCAGAAGACTGACTTGAAACTTCAAGACTACCAGCCGCGCAGCGTCTTTTTACCGCTGCACAACAGAAGCAAGCGGTGGGCGTGCGTAGTAGCGCACCGGCGTGCAGGCAAGACGGTTGCCATGTGCGCGGACTTGGTAATTGGAGCCTTGGAGACGGCGCTGCCAAGGCCTCAGTTTGCGTATCTGGCGCCATTCCGCGATCAGGCCAAGCGCGTAGCCTGGAACTACCTTAAGGAGTTGACCAAGGACGTTTGGCTCAAAGACCCCAACGAGAGCGAACTGCGGATCGACATCCGCAACGGCCACGGCGGTGAGAGCCGCATCTATGTGGCGGGCGCTGACAACCCTGACGCGCTTCGCGGCATGTACTTTGACGGGGTGGTGCTGGATGAGACGGGCCAGATGCGCCCGAGCGCGTGGTACAGCGTACTCAGACCGGCACTGTCAGACCGCAAAGGCTGGGCGATCTTCGCGGGGACGCCTGCGGGCAAAAACTTCTTCTGGCAACTGAAGGAAGAAGCGCGGCTGAACCCAGAGACGCACCTGCTTCTGGAACTCCCGGCGTCAAAAACAGGCATCTTGGACGCAGAGGAACTGCGTGACGCCAAGGCGCAGATGACCGAGGAGACGTACGCGACGGAGTACGAGGTCAGCTTTGAGGCGGCAATACCTGGGGCGTACTACGCCAAGCAGATTGGCGAGTTGTACGGGCTAAACAGAATTGGCGATCACAAGTTGGACCCGAACTTCCCGGTGGACTTCGCGGCTGACTTGGGATTTACGGACTCCTGCAGTTGGTGGGGCTGGCAGACAACGACAGACGGCTACCGCATCGTTGAGTTCTACGAAGCGGACGGCCAGCCGATTCAGCATTACATCGATTGGGTCAAGAGCAGGCCCTACAAGGTGGGCAATGTCTACTTGCCGCATGACGCCAGGGCCAAGAGTCTGCAGACAGGGAAAAGCATAGTCGAGCAGTTCCTAGGCAACGGCATACGCCCACAGATCGCGCCAGAACTGAGCCTGCAGGACGGCATCGAGGCGGCAAGGTTGATATTGAACAAGTGCTGGTTCCATGAGGAGCCGACATACGAAGGGATAAACCATCTGCGGGCGTACATGCGCGACTGGGATGAGCGTACGCAGACGTTCAAGAGCAAGCCTAAGCACGACCAGCACAGCCACGCTGCAGACGCGTTTCGTTACTTTGCACTGAGCGCGAAACCAGTTTCGTCAAAAGTTCAACCCGGTACTAGAATCGCACCACGCAAAGACAAAGGGCTGAATTACGCCTTTGCCTTAGATGACATCTGGGACTGCGGGCCCAAGGCCACGACAAGGATCGGGTGATGGAACAAGTCGAGAAGATTGAGAGCGCCAGCGATTTTGAGAACACCCCGCAGGGGATGGCGCAGCGTTGGGGCACGGAGATCACTGCTGCCAAGCAGGAGTTGGACAAGTTTCACGATGAGGCCAAGAAGATTCTGGCCCGGTACTTGGACAAGCGTGACACCTGGGGCGAGAGCGAGAGCCGCGTAAACCTTTTCTGGAGCACGATGAAGGTGCTTCTGTCCATGCTGTATGCGCGGCCCCCGAAGGCTGACGTCAGCAGGGCGTTTCAAGACTTTGATGACGATCAGGCGCGTGTGGCGTCCACGATCCTGCAGCGTCTGCTGAACAGGGGCTTTGAGGAAGACGTCAGTGCCTGGGATTCTGCGGTGCGTCAGGCCATTGAGGACTGGCTGATTGTGGGCATGGGCCAGATTTGGCTGCGCTACGAGGTTGAGACGGAGGAAGTGCCCGAAACCATCGATGCGATGACGGGCATGTTGATTCCTGCCACGGAACGCATCGTGGAGGAAGACGCGCCGGTTGATTACGTCCATTTTGAGGACTTCTTCTGGTCGCCTGCCCGCACATGGTCTGAGGTTCGTTGGGTAGCGCGGCGCGTCTACATGACCAAAGACCAGCTTGAGGCTCGGTTTGGCGAGGAGATTGCGCGTGTGGTGCCGATGACGTCGGCGCCCAAGACGCAGAACGACCAGAACCCCAAGTACGACCCGTGGTCGCGGGCTGAAATCTTTGAAATTTGGTGCAAAGAGAACAAAAAGGTCTATTGGTACGCCAAGGGCAGCGAGGTCATTCTTGATGTGAAGGATGATCCGCTGGACTTGGATGGGTTCTTCCCTTGTCCCAAGCCTTTGGCGGCAAACATTACGTCGGCTAACTTCATGCCGCGTGCGGATTACGTCTTTGCGCAGGATCAGTTCAACGAACTCGATGAGATCAACACGCGTATTACTTGGCTGACCCGTGCGGCCAAGGTGATTGGTGTGTATGACAAGGCGGCTGATGGCATTCAGCGCATGTTCCAGCAGGCTTCTGAGAATCAGTTGATCCCTGTGGACAACTGGGCGATGTTTGCTGAGAGCGGCGGCATCAAGGGCAAGGTTGATTGGGTGCCGATTGATCAGGTGGTGAATGCCATCAATCAATTGCGCGTGTATCGCCAGGACAAGACGCAGCAGATTTACGAAGTGCTGGGCGTGTCCGACATCATGCGCGGTAGCTCAAAGGCTAACGAGACGGCCACGGCCCAGCAGATCAAGGCGCAGTTTGGCAGCACGCGGATGCAGCTAAACCAGTTCTACATTGCTGAGTGGATCAGCGAGGCGCTGCGAATCAAGGCCGAGATCATCTGCAAGCAC